TCCCGGACTCGCTAAACTACCAAAAGCAGTTAGAAATAAAATGGGTTACATGCAGGAAGGTGGGGAAGTAGAAGATTCACTTATGGGTATGATGAAAGGTGGTATGGCTAAAAAGAAAAAGAAGTATGGCTATCAAGAAGGTGGTGAAGTATTACCCTTAATGACACCCGAACAAAGTATAACATATTTCAATCCTGAATTAGGATTATATAGGAGACCATCTATTCTTGGTATTAGAGCTAATCTTGTAGGAGGTGGAAAGGGAATGAGATATTATGGTGGTGAGGGAGTATCAAAAGATAAAACTGGAGCTAGAAAAAAAGCTTTATTAGAATTATTTAGTAATATTACTGAATCTCCTCAAGATTCAATTCCTGCGGCATTAGTTCAGTCTTATTTAGGCATGCAAGAAGGTGGTGCAGTTCAAGATGATGCTATGATGCTACAGTACTTACAGTCTTTAGAAGATCAACAGGCTAATCCTTTCGTACCTTTTGATCAAAGACCTCCAAGCTCTGGTGAAATGATGTCGCCAATACCAAGTGGTATGGAGCAAGGTGATATGATGAGAATCATCAGAGATGAAAGAGAAGTATTAGATATGGAAGATGCTAATCTTCTTAGAAAAAAAGCTCAAAACGCTCTTATGAGATTTAAATTAGATTCTATTATGAAAGCAGAAGGGTTGCAACCTGAAAGACTTGAAAGCATTCCAGCAGATACTTCTGAGTTTATGCCTAGTTCATTAATGTTTAGTCCTAGAGGTATGGGTATTTAATGGATCAAGATCCAAGAGCAAAACAAAACGATGAGTTGTATCGCCAATGGCGAGATGCTCGTTCTGAATGGGATACAGAAGCTAGAAAAGATATAGACTTTTACCTTGGTAATCACTTTACCAATGATGAGTCTGATGAACTAGCACAACGTAATCAAGCTGATATACCTATGGACAGGGTATCTTCAGCAATAGAAAAATTTAAAGCAGTATTAACATCTAGAGCTCCAGCATTTACAATCGTACCCAGAGAAGATTCTGATGTACAGGTAGCCAACTTATGGAGAACTATCATGGGATATATATGGCAGAACTCTGATGGTGACTGGCAAATGAAACAAGCAATACAAGACTATGCTGTTACTGGTATGGGTTATATGTATGCTTATATTGATAGGGAATCAGATTTCGGTAGAGGTGATGTCAAGTTTACTTATTTAGATCCTTTTAGGGTTTACGCATCTCCCAGCTCAAGAGATCGGTGGTTCAGTGACTCGGATGGTCTTATCCTTTCTACCATCCTTACTGGTGAACAGGTCGTCAACCTCTACCCTGAATTAAATGATAGTGTTGATCCAGCAACTGGAGAAGAGATACCCGGACTAATAAGAGAGCTATCTGGTTTTACATACGATGAAGAAGATTATCCATCTTCTCAAAATAGAAATTCAATGAATGTGTTTACTCCATCAGAAGTAAAAGATAAAGATTATTTTGAAGTTCAAAAGTATCAGATACTAGAACGCTTTTATAAAATAAAAGTTCCTTTTTACAGAGTGATAGATATGCAATCTCAAGAAGAAGAAATACTATCTCAAGAAGAATATGAAAAGTTTGTATTTGAAAACTCTGAAGCAATGGAGATAGGTGCTTTTACAGCAATACAAGTATTACAAACTAGGGTAAAAGTTTGTGCTAGTTTAGGTGAAGTAGTATTGTATGAACAGATTTTAAATACTGACGAGTATCCTATAGTCCCGCTACCGAATATCTGGACATCTACCCCCTATCCCAAGAGCGATGTATCCAGAGCTAGACCAATGCAGAGATTATTAAACAAGCTTTGGTCTTTAGCCCTTTCACATGCCCAAGCATCTGCGGGACTAAAACTTCTAGTACCATTAGGTAGTGTAGATGATATTGATCAGTTAGAAAAAGACTGGGCAAATCCAAATGCGGTAATAGAAGTTGATTCATCACAGGGTGAACCACATTATCCAGCACCACAACCATTGGCTGGAGAGTTTTATAGATTGATACAGCAGTCAGAGTTTTACATAGATTTTATATTTGGTCTGCCAGAAATGATGCATGGCTTTGCTGATAAAGCTCCTGAGACAGTCAGAGCGACAGAAAGAATGATTGCATTGGGAAGTGAAAGACCTAAATCTAAATTAAGAGATGTTGAATTTAGTATTAACAAACTTGGTAAGGTTCTTTATAATTTATCTAAAGGACATTACACTTATAAGAAGATTTTTAAGTTAGCTCAACCTAATAATAATATTACTGAGGTCATGGCTAATTTTTATACAGATGTAAGTGGTGCAGTTTTAGACCTTAAAAAAGATAGGCACTTACTTGATCAACATGATATTAGAATCGAATCCGGCTCTACTATGCCTTCTAATAAATATGCAGAACTTTCTGTATATCTTGAGGCATTTCAAATGGGCATTGTGGATCGCTATGAGGTTCTTAAAAAGAATCCAGAAATATTTGATAAGGAAGGTGTAATGCGTAGAACTGAAGAAAAGCAATTAATGCAACAACAAATGCAGGCTATGCAAGAACAAATAAAGAATTTGCAAGGTGACTTGCAGACAGCCCAAAGAGAGTCTGTCAGCGATAGAAAAAGAGTTGAAGTCGAGAAGTTTAAATCTAGACTTAACGAAATCAATTCTGAATCTAAAGCTGATAGAAGGGTACAACGTAGCAAACTAGAAAACGAGGTGAAGCTCGAGGTGGAGAAATTAGCTGGTAATCTGAAAGATGTTCAGAGAGAAGTTAGTTCCACTCCAAAAGCCTAACGAGACATCTAAGGAGAATATATGTCTACATTAGAACAACAGGAAACAAGTATCGAAAGCGGAATACAAGGCGGTAATGAAGCCTTCGTGGAAGATATCGTCAATGAACAGTCCATCCAAGAAGAGGTGGATACAACTCAACAGGAGTTTCAAGAACAAGCCCCTGCTGTAGATTACGAAGCAGAAGCAAAGAAGTTTCAATCTATGTATGATCGTGCTCAAGCCGAGAATGCAAAGTTGCAACAAGGTGCTCAACTACTTCAATTACTAGAGCAAAGACCTGATCTTGTAAAAACTCTTGAAGACGGTATAGCTAACCCACAAGGTCAAAACCAGAGCACTCAAGAAGTAGCTCCCGCTGTTGATGACTTCAATCCTTGGGATGCCTTTACAAATGATAACTCTGAATCAGGTAAGTATGTTAATCAAAAGATTAATAGCAAAGTTGATCAGTTGGTATCTGAAAGGTTAGCCCAGCAACAGCAACAGATGCAGGCTGAGATGCAAATGCAAAATACGGTAAATGAATTACGAGGAACATATAAGTTGTCAGATAATGACATCCAAGACTTCTTGCAGTTCACTACCCAACCAAAGGAGCGAGTAGGTTTAAATAACTTAGTAAAGCTCTGGCAAATGCAAAGCGGTAATTCTGTTGCAAACAACGATACAATGGAAGCGGTAAATGCGGCTAAACAAGCACCCAGAACTGCTGGTGTACTTCAGGGACAAGCTCCACAATCCCCTAAAACGGATTCGGATAAAGTCTTTGAAAGCATTATGGGAACAGGTGCTGGAGCGGCTTTACCATAATAACAACACATACTAAGAGGTATATAAATGGCAATATCATATAATACTGGATCGTTAAAATCCAGCGATATTACTGCTCAAACTTCTGATGCTAGTGTAGGGCAAAGACCCGATAGAAGACGAATTTTTAATTTCGGTGACAGAGTTGCCGAATTGACTCCTGAAGAGTCACCATTCTTCGTTTATCTTAATCAGGTATCTAAAGCACCTACCGATGACCCAGTGTTCCGTTACCTAGAAAATAGGAATAAAATCAGCTTTACAGATCGTTCTTTTCTAATTAAAGGTGCAGTTGGCACTGTTGCCGCAGGTTCTTCGTATTCATTTACTGTAGACACCTCTGGCGGTGCGGCTGTTGAATATTTAGTTAGAGGAATGGTATTTTCTGTAGGTACAGTTGACACTACGGCAGGTTATGGTCAAGCATTAGTAAGAGTAGACGGTGCAATTACTCACAATTCAAACGATTCATCTTTTTCAGGAAAAGTGATTGATGTATCAGCGGTTTCTGGAAGTAATAGCATTGCAGACAATGACGTAGCACAAATCATTGGTACTTCATTTGAAGAAGGATCTGCTTCGCCAGATGTTTTTTCAAGTGAAATTGAAGATGGATTTGGTTACACGCAGATCTTTAAAACAGCGGCTGAAATGACAAACACAGCATACGCTACACGCTATCGTGGTTATCCCGATGAGTGGAGTCGTATCTGGGCTACTAAACTCAGAGAGCATAAAATTGACATTGAAAGTGCTTTTAGTTATTCTTCTGGAAGTGCTTATCATAGAAGTGTAGCACAGTCTGAGATGACTTACGATAGATTACTTAGTGATCTTGAAGTAATTTTTGATCCGGCTCGTGGTGGTGCTTCTGATAAGCTAGTACTTTGCTCACTACCAGTAATTACATTCTTTAACAAAATGGGTAAAGATGCCTTCCTAAGTAGTTCTTTAGCATATAATTCCAATGCGGCATTAGGCGATGGAGCTACTACAGTAAATCAATCTCCAATGCGTTATAATATGTCTGAAAGACAAGGTGCTTTCGGTCATAGCATTATGGTTATTGACACAATTCATGGAAGACTAAACCTAGTTAAAGAGCCTCTATTTAGAGGTCAAGCTTCTGGTTTTATGCTAATGGCTGATATGAGCCAACTAGCTTACAGACCTTTAATTGGTAATGGTATAAATCGTGATACACAAGTAATGACTAACGTACAGTCTGCTGATGAAGATCTAAGAAAAGACATGATCTTAACTGAAGCAGGTTTAGAAGTTACTCTTTCTGAGTCTCACGCATTATATAACCTAGAAGGAGTATAATATGAAGTCAGACGTAATTAATCCGAATAGTAGTAGTTTCCAATCACAGGAAGCTCACGAAGTCGGTGGAACAAAGAAGATATTCACATACTCTGGATCAACAGCAGAAGCTCTTTTAGATAGTGCTACTACTGCTTATAGTGATAATGATATTATTGCATACGCAGGAGCATTAGATGTAAGTGTACCAGATGGTTATCATTCAGCAAGTAAAATTCTTGTTGATAAGATAACTTGGAATTGTTCTGTTGCGGCAGGTAATACTATGGTTGGTAGTATTGCCGCTGGGACAGCCGCTGATGAAGCACTTAATTCAGCTGTAACTGGTGCTGTAGAGTTATTTGGAGCAGGTGCTACATACAGAAATGCAAATTTAGCGGCTGATTTATCTATAACAGAAGTTGATGTTGACTTTAATACTGCTGGTATTATGTGGGCACAACCTTTGATTATATTACCTGTAGCTACGAATTATATTTATGTTCGTACAACTACAGCGATAAATCATGCATCTAATTTTGATGCTGGTAGATACCAACTTCAAGTTGAGTATACTGTACTTTAATCCGAATACATAAGGATAACAGTCTATAGTACTGTGGGGAGGTTCAATAAAAGTTCCTCCCCAAAACTATAAAAGGAATATTATGAAAAAGAAATGTATACATTGTAATCATCCTAATAAAGAAGGGTGGTTTTATTGTAAGAAGTGCGGTAAGAAAGCTTCAGAGAGCATATTTACTACAAATATGTATATGATATCTGATATGGGTAAACGTACAGATGTAGAAATATCCGCACAAAGCATTGATCAAAATGCAAAAGAGATGAGAGAAAGACTTCATGGCAACATTTGAAGTACAAGTAGAGGGTTTAACTGGTCTATCTATTGATGGTAGTAGTGCACCTACACAAGATGAATTAACACAGTTTTTAACAGATGGTGCTAAAGAAATTTTAAATTCACTACCAAGAACTAGGCAAAGACTATTTACTACATCTAATGCATTAAATGCTAGTAGCCCTACTTTAACTTTAGGTGGTTCTGAAGTATTTGGTGTCGTTAGAAATGATGATACTATTAATCAGCCTTGTAGAGAAATAGCACCTCAATTAGAGGGTAGAGTTAGAGATTCATCTGATATGTCATTTGCAACAGCAACAGATCCTGTATTTTTTGTAAGAGATAATGTATTAAATATTATTCCCACTCCTACAAATGCTCAAAGTGGAATTGTTCAAACATTGAATTATCCAGCAGTAGCTTTTGGAGATTCTGCTATTGCAAAGTTTCCAGATGATGGAGAATATTTAGTTCCATTATATGCATCTATAAAGGCATTACAAAATAAAATAAGTAGTTTAGTAAAATCAGATTTAAGTATATCAGCATCAGCACCAAGTGCTCCTAGTTTAGCAACTATATCGTATTCTAATGCTAGTAATGCAGATGCTAGTTCTAGTTCTGTGGGTGCGATTACTGTTTCTACAGTTTCAAAAGCTGATATTAGTGGAGACGTTCCTTCATATTCAAAGCCCAGCACTACTGTAAATTTTGGAAGCGGTAATAATTTTGATACTATGCTTGCTACTAATGAAGATATTGAATTAGCATCTGTAGAATTACAAAAACAAAATCAACTACTTGATGCACATAGAGCGGATATTCAAAATGAATTAAATGAGTTTAATAAAGAGAATGTTAGATATCAAGCTAATATACAAGCAGAACTTGCAAAGCATAATACAGATTTACAGGTAGAATTAAGACAGGCTCAAATTGATGCCGCAGATGCACAGCAAGAAGCATCTCAGGCAACAGATGTTGATAAATTTAATAAAGCTCAAGATCAAGCATTGGATTTACAAAACAAGGCACAAACATTACAAGCGGCTATACAAAACAATGATGATCTGGTTTCTAAATTTTTAGCAGAATTAAACAAGTATAGTGCTTTGGTAAATACTGAAGTGCAAACATATTCTCAAAATCTTGAAAATAATCAACGGAATTACAATATATATACTCAGCAACAAGTTAAATTACAAGCTGATTATGATAAAGGTTTAGCACAGTTAGTGAGGTAATATGTCACATTCAATACATACATTAACGGTAAAGCAAATTATAAGTAGGGTTAGACAAGTATTTCCAGATGCACCTGAAGCATATATTATGTCGCTTATTAATGATGCTATTAATGAACTTGGTCAATACTCTCAAAAGTCCATATCGGCTAAAATAGATTTAGAATCAGGTAAAATGTTTTATGGTATTGGTGATAGTGATTCTGATTCCTCTAGTGAAAAACTAGGAGTTAATAAAGTTTATAGGGTAGATATTCTTGATGATGCAGGTGATTATATAAGGATACCTAGAGTATTAGATGGTGAACCTTTACAATTTGACATTGCATCTGAAAGTGCAATAAACGTACCAGAATAATGGCATTAGCACAAGAAATAACACAGATAGTAACCGTAGGTGATTCGAGCAATTCATTAAGAAGTACTTATTTTTTTATTAATGCTGTAGAAGTAGATACAACTACAGATGTTGGTTATAAAATAGTTGAATATTATGTTTATTTTGTTCTTAATGGTGTAGGAACAGATCCTTCTATATCTGGTAAGACTGCTATCTCAGTATCTACAAGTACAGATTATAGTGCTTCAGGTATTGCAACAGCATTAAAAAATGCATTAGATGGTTTATCTAATTTTTCAGCATCAGTTGGTGTTGGTGCTGGAAACGATAACAAAGTTACGGTTACAAATACAAACAGAGGTAGCGTTACAGATGCTTCTGATTTTAATACAGGTTTTACAATATCTACAACCACTCAAGGCACTGGTCAATTAGCTGGTAATATAAAGTATCCTGAAGCTAGTGTTAATTATTTTATTCGTGGTGATCACATGGGTATCATTACAAACTACGATTCAGAAAGTGAAACGAGAACAGCTAGAAAATCTTATACTGCAATAGATCATAATATAGTTAATGGTCTTTTGATACATTACTATGGAAATCCTAAAAGAGTAACTGCAATAACAGATACTCCAGATGTAGATAATTTATTTCATTCTGCTATTGTAGATTATGTAAAAAAATGTTTATATATGGATAGGGCTGGAACAGCAACTGACGGCAATATAGCACAGGTTGCTATGGGTTTAATGGCACAACATGAAAGAAGTTTTAATAATGCCGTAAAGAAATATGGTACAAGAAAAAGAAGTAAGACTGGTGGAACTAGAGCAGTAGTCCCAGCAGATTTTAAATAATAGTTAATTTGCCCTAGTGGCGGTGGTGGAGGAAGTCAAGGAGTAATCAATGGCTGATATTAACAAGTTTACAACAAAAGAAGTATTAAACAAGGTACTTTTAGATTCATCTGGCAATTCAGTTGCCGCATTTTCACACACAACTCAAGAAGCGTTAAACGCTGTATTAGATTCTACAAACAGTAGATTAAATGTATCACTAGTAGGTGGTACAATATCTGGTGACGTTACTATAAGTGGTGACTTAACTGTAGAAGGAGATGGTGTTCTTACTATAAGCGAAACAATTCAAGGTAAATTAAAGGTAGTTGAAGGAGCTGGTAGTTTACCATCAGGTATAGACACAACAACTGGTGATCTTATTATCGCTCAAAATAATAACGATACTAGTGATATAGCCGCAATATACGCTATTGCTGGTACTGCAGGTAGTTCGCATTTTGTTTTTGGAGATGCTAATAGTAAAAATCCCGGCAGAGTTTCATACGACCATAGTGATGATAGTATGGATTTAGTAACTAATTCTACTGTAAGAATGATTATTGATTCTAGTGGTAAAATATCCGTTGGTTCAAGTGTTCCAACAGAACAATTTCATATATTTCAAGGTGCTGATAATCAAGGATTAAAAATAACTGGATATGATGACCGTAACGATAAACACGCTGAATTATATATTACAAGTGGTGGTGATTTAGATATAACAGGTTCAGGTCATATTTCGATTAATGGTGGTGGAAATATATATTTATATGATTATGTTTTAGTTCAAGATAGAGTTACAAAAACTGGTGCTGGAACTTTACAATTTGGTGGTACTTATGATGTAGATTTACATTTTCTTGGAACTAGCGATGCTGTAGTTATGGCTATAGATCATGGCAATAAACGAGTTGGTATCGGGGAATCCTCACCAGATTCAACTTTGCACATAAGTTCATCTACTGCTTCAGATCCAATTATTAAATTAGAAAATACAGGAGATAATGCTTTAGCTGGTCAATTAATATTTTTAACTAGTGGTGCGGCTAACAACAATGATGATTCAGGTGTGATTAGATTTAAAGGAATGAATGATGCTGGAACACCTGAAGAGATTGAATATGCAACAATATACGTAAATCACGATGATATATCTGATGGGACTGAAGATGCAACTATGTTTTTTAGAACACAAGGAAGTGGTAGTTTAGCAAATAGACTTGTACTCGATGGAAACTCTCGCATTAGCCTATCTAATAATGATAGTGGTACAGATAATACAATATTTGGATTTAATGCAGGTTCATCATTCACTAATAATGAAAAAAATGTAGTTATTGGAGATGATGCATTTAAAACTGCAAGTGATGGTGAAAATAACAATGTAGTTATTGGTGCAAGTGCTGGGGATTCAATAAATAGTTCAGGTTGTGATAATAATGTAATAATTGGAATGGAAGCTGGTAAAACTGGTACTGGTTCAATGTCACACAATGTTGTAATTGGTAGAGATGCAATGAAAAGTATTGGCTCAAGTAGTCAAACTGGAACTGTTGCCATAGGTAGTTCAGCACTTACTACTTTGACATCAGGAGAAAAAAATACTGCAGTAGGATATCAAGCATTAATGAATGAAGATGATGGAGACTTTAACACCGCAGTAGGATACCAAGCATTATCAAATCAAGAAGGAAGAACTGGAACTGTAAATAATACCGCAGTTGGACACAGAGCTGGTGCTTCTATGACAAATGGTATTGAAGATACTCTTATAGGTAGTAATGCAGGTGCTAATATTACAACTGGTTTTGCAAATACAGCAATTGGTGCAAATACTATGGATAATATGTCGACTGGAGACTATAATACGGCTGTTGGTGTTCAAGCATTATCACAAGAAGATGTTGGTAGAGGCTCAACTGCTATAGGGTATCAGGCTCTATTTAGTCAAAATAGTGATAGTAATGATGAAAATACTGGAAATTCTGCACTAGGATATCACGCAGGTTATAATATGACAACTGGTACTAATAATACACTGCTAGGATATGAAGCTGGGTTAGCAATGACTACTGGCGAGGGAAATGTCGCAATAGGCTATCAAGCGTTAAAAAAAGCTAATCACGCAGATGCTGATTATAATATTGGAATTGGTGTTGGAGTTGGTTCAGAGATTTTAAATGGATATTACAATGTATTAATTGGCTACAATACTGGAAATACTCTTACATCGGGCGGTGAAAATACTATAATAGGACATAATTGTGATGTTGCAAGTGGAGATAATAATAATAACATTATTATAGGAAATAATTTAACTGCATCAGACAATGATAATAGAGTTTATATTGGTAATGATTCATCATACATACATAATGATTTCAATTCAAATGCTACTTGGACACATTCTTCTGATGAAAGACAAAAGAAAGAAATAAAAGATGATACACTTGGTCTTGATTTTATAAACGATATTAGACCAGTAACTTATAAGCATAAATCACCAAGCGAATTTCCAAAAGAATGGACTTCTTATAACGCTGATGACAAAGAACCAATGGGTGGCGATAAAGTTATTCACGGTTTAATTGCTCAAGAAGTAAAACAAGCATTGGATAAGCAAGGCGTAGATACTTTTAGTGGATGGGATGAAGGAGATGATGGAAGACAGAGTGTATCTTTTGAAGCATTTGTTCTTCCATTAATTAAAGCAGTTCAAGAGTTATCTGCAAGAGTAAAAGAATTAGAATCAAAGTAGATTTTAACTAACAAACAAAGGAGCTAAATAATGGCTAAAAAAGAAAAAGAACAAAAGCCTGTTTTAACTTTCGATGACAAAGAGTATATCATTGAAGATATGACAGATGAACAAAAAGCACTTCTTAACCATATTAATGACTTG